GGTCGTCCCATGTGCAAACGTATGTCTGCACTTCCTTAAACTTCGCATTCTCTGTGTCAAAGTCATTATCTCTTGTAAAGTCAGGCCTTCTCGCCCAGTAGAATACGAGATTGTTTGGCGCATCAGTCTGAATATACCATGCGTCTGGGTCAGTCAGCCATTGCATCTTCAGCGAAGGCAGAAGCCCCTTCGCCGGATTGATTGCGTTGTTTGCGCTTTCAGGGTCTTTCTCTGACTTCAATAACTGCGAAACAGTCCACTCAAGCTCTTTAGGACATATAAGCCTTACGGGTTTATACTTGCCCTTTAAGCCCGCCTCAGTTGTCATTGCCTGAATATCTATCAAAGCCTGTTCAAGCGAGGTCATAGACAAGTCTGCTGCTGTGGAAAGTTCGTTCCTGAATGTTCCACCACTTACTGCGGGATGGTCTGTTGCACACAATTCCTTCCCATCTCCGCCAGTATAGGAACTATTAAAAGCCCTGTTCAGGATATTGGCGGCGTCAGTTTCAACCCTGTCAATACCGGAAAGCCGTAGCGCTTTTGGAAGCATATTGATTATCTGATACTGTTCAAACATATACATTTCCTTAGTTACTATGAACCCAAGTGCAAATGTCGTATGAGAAACGGAGTGTTTAAAGCCCTGCAAGGGTTCAGCGTATGTTACGCCTGAGCCTTGAGCCTTTGACGGCATAGTCCCAAAGCCGGACATGTTAAGCGTATGCTCTGTCTGCTTCTTAGAGTTTTTAACAGTAAAAATCTTACTGTATTCCTCTTTGTATGAAGCGGGATTGAGACCCCAAATCTCGTTAAGAACGGGTTCAAGCAGCTGCCCAAAATTACCAGTTTCCATTGCCATTATTTGTTACCTCCCTTATACGCCTGCTACTAATGCCTTATAAAGATGCTCGTTAAAAATAACGAGAACCTTCGCATGTTCACCCCATGCGTTATCAGCGGCATCGTAGAGACCTATTATTTTAAACTGACCATTTGCGTCTATTTTCAGTTCGTCCCTTGACTGTTTCAGCGTCGAATCTCCTGCTGTTGCAAGATGGTCGCCTGTTGAGAATACAGCAGTAGCCTGCGGCGCATCTCCTGTCTGACACTGAACCATAAAAATAAGTTCAGGGTCATCCCATACTGCAACTGTCTTGCCTCCTGCGCTTGCTGAATCATCAACATACGAAGCAAACACTCCAACTGCGGCTGCTCCGATTGCTGCCTCTGCGGGTTCAACTGTTCCACCTGTTACTGCTTTACATACTGCGCCCGGATATGCTATCTGCCCAGTCGTCAGTGTGTAATTGCGGGTGCGGATTTCTCCACCCGTTAAATGACCTACGGCCTTAAATCCAATAGGCTTATCTGTATTAGCCATTATTTGTTACCTCCCTTTTTAGATTAGGCGGCAGAACCCCATTTGGTTCTTGTATTTCCATACGCCTTTGTTTGTCCGCCTGAAAGTTTCTGAACTTCAACATCAAAGTTCTCCTGTGTTCCATTTGAGTTACCGCCGTTGAGTTTTGCAAAATAAGCGTCCCTGCTTTTCTTTAACTCCATCGGCATCCTCATAACTATCATCTCCCTGATTTGCAGAGTGCTGTCCAAGGGCTTGCCATCATTAATGGTAGGCGATATTCTCACCATCTTCTTAGATAGTTCTGTGTCAATTTCCCATCCTTCCGCTATCTTCTTGCGGATATTGCCAGGTCTTGCTTCTTCCTTAGTGCAATACCGATATACAAATGCAGGGTTTTTAAGATGTTCAGGAATACCCATAAGCGTTGCTGGCTCCCACGGTCTTGTTACCCTGTGCTTCTTTGTCTCTGATTTTTCTTCTGTTGCAGTGTTTACAACTGTAGATTCCTGTGTCTCTATTGCATACCCGTTTTCATGGGGTATGATTTTAAAATTATCAAGTTTCTTTCTGCCTGCCTGCATAGCTGCGCTTTTCTCTGTAGGAAAAGCTGAGTTGTCTGCTTTCAATATAATCATTATCTTGCCTCCCTGCGTTTTGCTATAAATGCCTTTTGAAGGCTGTATCGTTTAACGGCCTCAGTTGGAGAAAGATTATCAAACATATTAACTGCTACCTTTCGTTCTTCATCCGTGAGTTCTATTTTTATATCTTTCGGGGGCAAACTACTGCTTGCGCCCTGCACATGGGACAAACCCCCGCCTACGTCCTGCGTTTTAGATTTGCCATTTCCGCCTATCCCGAACTTAGCCTCAACCTTAGATTTCACTTCATACAAGTTTTCTTCATACGTGCCTTGCCAATTCTTATTAGCCTTAACCCATAATACATCGGCATAAGCAGCCATAGCCTCGTCAAAATGGCTGCTTTTGAGGTCATACCAAGATGTGTCTTTTAGAAACTTAGAGTAAGTCTTTTTATCTTCAACCTTTGAAATTTCACTTGTTACCTGTTGTGCTATATCCACCGTCCCTGTGGTTTTGCCTATCGCTGTTAAAGACTCTTTAAGTTCATCTATTTTATCTCCGAGTTCATAGGCCATTGCCATATCGTTTATGGAGGCAGCCTCTCTGCGCTGTTGTTTAAGCTGTGTAATTTCAGTTTTAATCTGTTCTGCTGAGTCCTGTTTGCTGGTCTTAACAATTGTATCTTTCGTTTCTGTTATAGCCTTCATGAGCTCATCATTATGTTGTCTAAATTCATCAACAGTTTTACGAATTTCAGTTAATTCTTTGGAAAGCCTTTCTGACTCTTTCCCCTGCCAATACATTTTATTCCATCTGGCAGAACCGGGCGGAGGGCCGACCTTCTTTTCTTCCCACTCCTTCTTAGCCTCATTTACGTCTGTCTGATACGTTACATCATCAGAGTCAGTATCAGGATGCGTTACAGCATCCTTGTCATCCGGCAGCTTGACGTCAACATCTGCGGCAGCTGTTTCCGTGTTTTCTAACATATTACCTCCCCTAAATAAAAAAACCGATAGATATTCAGGCCTTACGCCCTTTCGCTATCGGTTTTATTAGCTCCGCCAAAGGCAGAGATTAAACTATCCGAACTACTCTTTGTATCTCGTTATAACCTTATAATCGCTAATTCCTTCATTGTTGCAATTTACCTCTATCCTTTCTGTGTTCTTGTTTAAAATGGGGATTTCTGCCCCATCATCTGTCTTAATTGTAAGTTTTTTCAAAACTTTTGTCAAGACCAGTTTATTATCCATCATTTCTTCTTAAATATTATCTCGTAATTATCTTCATATTCTTTGCTGTTGGGTTTAGATATTATTTTAGATGACATATTTCCCAACCTCCCTTTTCAAGTTCCTTTAAAAGTTTTTTAATAATATCTTTTTTCCCTCATAATATCACCTTCGCTAAAACATCTTCCTCATTCATCATTACATAATCCTCGCCAGACCTTGTAACTGTAGCTCCCTGGTACCTGCCCCATAAAACCATATCTCCGACTTTAATATCGGATACCTCACCGCCTACTGCGAGAACTTCTCCCTCTGTTGCCTTCATGCCTTCTGCGCTTTCAGGGATATAAATACCTCCCGCGGTGCGGCTCATGTCTTTTCTCTTAACTATAATTCTGCTGAACAAAGGCATTAAATCCATTATTCTTCTCCTTTCTGTTTGTCCTCTATAATATTAATAATCTCGTTGATTTGAATTACCATCGCCCTCTGTTCCAAAAACTGCTCCCAATTCGCTGCCTTCAGGCATTCCTGTGTTTCCGCCGCCACCGTCTCCTGCAGAAGGTTCAAAAACTCCCTCGTAGCCGGAATGAGACCCCATTCCCGCCATTCCTCCGCTGTCGTTAATTCCGCCATTTATACCTCCATTTTGCTGATTTAATAATTCCTGTTCCGAAAGATATATAAACGCTATTGTCTTTCTCATGTGGTCTTCAAAGACTTTTTTGCCCTGCGGCGTTAATTGATTGAACCAGTCTGACTGACTGAATATTGTATGTTCGTTATAATGCTGAATATGGTTTTGAATAGGCAATGGTTCTATGGCTTGTTCTTTTAGAAATTCCGCATGTTCTTCCTGCGGAGACATATCGGGAGGCTCCTGAGGTTCGGGCAATTTAAGAATCCTGTCTATATTCTGCACCTCATTGGCTACAAGCAAATCCTTTGTAACTTCATATAGGGCTTCGGTGTTATTGACTATTAATGGATTTTGGGTTGCGAGTTCGTAAGCGCTTCGGGCTTTAATAAGTTTTTCAGCCCTTGACGTTATATTAGGGTCAGAAGCGGGCTTAACGTCTATGTAATTCAAAAAGTCCGTTCTGCCTATAGTGTAGCCCCGCATCTCAGGCGAAGTTGAATCCTGAACTGTAAAGTATTTTCCCTCATTCAAAAACAATGAGTTTAAAATAAATATCTTTTTAAGTTCTTTCTTCAGAGAGCGGTGTTCTCTTTTATGAATAGCTGAAAATACCTTCATACCCTGCTCCATAACAGCAAGCATTGTTGTAGCTGTAGTATCAGAGGGCGGCAGTTTTCCCATTAACGTATCCGACACCGTAGATATTTCTTTTGAAAATTGTTGGACAAAGCCAAGAAGCGAAAATAAAGCCTGTGAAGGCTCTTTAAACTCATAGATATACATGGCCTTGCGTATATCATCACCTGTCATATCTATTTCATTAAACTGTCCAAGCGCAATCTCCATTTTATGTTTTTTAACCCCTGCTCTCTTGGATATAAGTCCTGTTTTCCCTGAAATATTGGCTAACGTCCCACCGTCTATAAGCTGATTCATAATTGTATTAGCGGATTCATTCAGTCCTTCAATGAAATGACCAAACCCATAAGACATCCAACTTTCGGGATTTGGAATGAAGCCATAAGAGGTAAAATATTCAAATTCCTTTTCCTCTCCATCTGTCAAATCAAGATAGGTCCGCTTTGTGATGCTCACAATCATTTCTGTATCAACGTCTACCGTAACTACGCACGGGATAAGCCGTCCTGTATTGTCTAAATCCAGTTCCACATGCTGTTCTATAAAAAGGCGGGGATATACGGCAAGACCCGAAGCCTCTGTTTGCCCTGTAATCTTATCCGACTGCTCTTTAAATTCTGGTTCTAACGACTGAGCGGATACAGGCCTACCTGTTTCTAATTCATCGGCCCCGCTGATATATATACCTGCCTTAACTTTGCGTTTGATTTCATTTGGATACAGATAAAAAAAGTGCGTCTTTCTGGGCGCATCTTCAAGTCTTTTTACCCCGTAAGGAGCTACAAAACTGTCGTGGCTAAGAGTTAAACTCACAATTCTTTTCTTGGAACTATCATAATATGTTTTCTTAACTGAGCTTCCATAAATAGGAAGCAGCAGTTGAAGCAAGTCCATATCCTCTTCCCATTCTTCCATCTCATCTAAAAGCTGATAATTAAGATAGCGGGCTGCCCTCTTTGCCGAATCTATAGACTTCCCGTCTGTAGACCAGCATTTTGCAACTTCCTTATTTGGGATTAATGCCTCATAAGCCCTTGCCTGAAACTGAAGACATGCAGTGCTTAATAGCGGAACATGGATATTGCTGCAAAGAGGCCACGGAAATGTTTTGGGGTCTCTATGTCCTGAAAATAATTTCAGCCAATTAGAGGCTCTTTTCATCCAGGCGCTTCTTGACGCTATATCGGCTTTAAAATTAAAAACACATTCACTACCAATCGTTTTAGCATCATCATCGCTAATCTTATTTAATAGATTAACAGGCATAGCATCTATTGACATACCAGAGACAGCATTTAATGTCTTATTGTTCATATATAACCTCCGGTTAATATCCTGTTACGGCGTTTCTTGTTTCAACCTCATGTTTATATGTAAATATCTCGTCATCAGCCATATTATACCATTGCGTATTTAATAATGCAATCCTATACAGACATTCCATGAAATCATCATCGTATTTCTGGGGCTTGTTTGTATCGGGGTCAATCATATATCCTTCTAACTCTTTTATAGTCTGTTTCAAGTCATTGAAAAAAAATAAAGACGGCATTTCGTTTTCAGTCATAAGCAGGTCTTTTACCAGATGTATCCCGCCATCCTTATCCTTAGATGCGGCTGACATCCGAAGCCCATAAGCCGCAAATAGATTCTGCATTTTCTCAAACACCGATTCCTCATTTAAATCACTCTGTTCATCGCCTTTAGCCAGCGGGTCTATGATAATCGGGGCTTCTACCCTATAATGATTCGTTTTGATACGCCTTACTATCTCCTCGCTTATGGCTTTCCAACTCCCGTTTTCGTGAATCTCATCAATACAGTATTTGAAATTCCTTTTATCTGTTGCCACAAATAATACAGCCCATTTCTTAGAGGGGTGGAAGTCTATGGAAATATCCACTAACCAATCAAGGGGAATCTTAAACCTCTTCCTGAGATGCGTCTGCCTATTAAACTTAGAATATATAAGCCCCGACATATAAGACGGTATCCCTTTTAATCTTACATCCTTCTCCTCTTCCGTTAGGGTTTTTGCAAATTGTTCTACGCCCATCTGAGTTATTCCAAATCCAATATTAGCGGAAATATCACCATGAACATTAAATACCGTAGTATCTGGAGTTCCATCCTGATTAACCGCCTTTATAACATCCCTGTCCACCCAAGCTTCTTTAAGAAGTGTCATACAGAATAATTCCCGCCCCTGCCTGTCTATTAAGCCCCTGGCATTGGCAATCCTAATCTCCCTTCTCGGCGGTTCATCATATAAAATTAAATCCCCCGACCACCCCTCATGAAGTTCAGACTCCTGCTTATTACTCATAATTTCCAACGAACTTCCAGTCTTCTCATCAACCCAAAAAGATTCTGCGCCAAAGTTATTCTTCTTAATCCTAACCGCCCTATTCTTAGGCCACCATTTATGCAACTCAGGTTCAAGCACTGCCTTAATATGTTTCTCCCAATCCTGCCCTATAAGCCTGACCTTCCTCGGATGATGATGTGGAATTATTAAATCCCTTCCATTCCATAGCCACTTGCCAAATAAAGTTGACAGCCCAATGATAATTCCAATCGTTGTTTTCCCAATTCTATTTCCCCCCGTATATGTAAAGAGCTTATAATGTGGATTATCCCAAGCCTCCAATAACTTCTTCTGCAGCGGATTAGGCCCCTTAAATCCCCTCTCCTCATTCACTAACCCAAAAAACTCAATACGATTATCCGCTTCATACCGAAGCCTCTGCTCCCTGGTCTCCGCCAACCTTAACTTTAATCGCCTTAACTCCTCTATACTATGACTTATATCTGATTTATCTATAACAGATTCCATTATTTACTCTTTATCTTTGGAATTTCCTTAACTTCATATTCCTTACCCTTATAAATTATTTTCTCAGTCATAAACCGTTTTATATTTTTTGTGGAAATGGAGGGAAGAAATATACCTTGTAATGCTCCCTCGCCCCTCCCCCCCTACCTCTAAACCGTTGACGGTATGTAGGGAATATCTACAACCGATAGGAACGTTACTATGACTACTATATATGGGATTTAACATAATACAGCTTATAGGACATTGCCTCTATATTTATCCTTATTTATCAATGGCTTTCAACCTCTTTACCCTCCTCACTGTTGCAGGATTGAGACTCTATATCTTGTGTATCCACTATATCTTGTGGTAGGAGCCCTAATCTGCGCTGGATTGCCTCTATCTCGGCCCCTACCTCCCGCTCCTGCTGGCATACATCCTGATAGCTGATATTAGCTGTGGATTGACCAGACAAAAGCCGATATTTATCTATGTGCGTACCCGACACCGCATTAAGGGCAATCAGGTCTTTTTCCCCGCCGACCATCTTATCAAGGATACCTGCCAGATTGCGGCCAGCCTTATGCGCAATCAAAGCAGCGCCGTCTCTGAGTAAATTATCTCTAAGATTATCACGCAAAAAATCTATCTCATCCCGGTGGTAATTTATATAGTAGGATACGGCTTGCTGGCTCACGTTACAAAGTCTCGAGATTTGAGCTTGGGTCTTACCTTTAGAAAGATAAAAATTCACGAGCGGAACATTAAGTCTGGTCTTAGGTTTTACTGCCTCAACTTCCTCAAGTGGGGTATGTGGGGTATTTTGCCTCATGTGAGTATATATACCACAGAGTAATAGGTGTTTGTCAAGGGGGTTACCGATTTTGGGTAAACACTTACCGAATTTGATACCGTCTAAAATGCCCCAGGATCGATTAACTTAGGTGAGTTGATAGTAGAGTATACCTAATTTTAACCTCGGACCTGGGGTTTTTTAAAAAAAATAATGGATTTATTTTGCAGCTCCCCGAATCCATACCTGATTCTATTGCCGTTTTTTGTTACAGTTTGCCGTTTTTTGTCGCTGTTAAACCCTTGATTTA